AGAGGTTCTGTCTCCCTTTTTCGAAGCTTCATGATACGATCTTTAACATCCTCGATGATGATAGTATCAAGCAGGCTCTTATCATCGCACCTCGGGGGTTTGGTAAGACTTCTACGGTTAACCTTGCGCTTCCTGCGAAAAAGATCTTGTTTCAAGAGAAGAAGTTTATTGTCCCAATCAGCTGTACGGCGACACAGGCAGTTATGCAAGGGGAAAACCTGAAGAGAGAATTAACAACGAATAGGATGATCGCCAAGCTGTTCGGCCCCATGAAGAGTGATACCTTTAGCAAAGAGATGTGGGTCACCAGTACTGGTACGGCCGTAATGCCTCGTGGGTCTGGTCAGCAGGTACGTGGTATCCTATTTGGAGATAGTCGGCCTGACCTAATCATTGTAGATGACCTTGAGGACGCAGAGTCTGTTCGATCCGATGAGCAGAGAGCAAAAACAAAAGCCTGGTTCTTTGAGGATGTACTGAACTCGATAAATAGGGCGAGAGACGACTGGAAGATTATTGTTATCGGTACTCTTCTGCATGAAGATAGCCTTCTTGCCAACCTCAAAGAGGATCCCGGCTGGTATCATGCACACTTGAGTATCTGCGACGACGATTTCAAGAGTAATTGGCCAGACTTCATGACGGACAAGCAGATCCTTGAACTCGTAGATTCTTATCGTCGAGTCGGTCTATTGGACTCCTTCTTCAGGGAGTATATGGGCATACCTATTGCGAAGGAAAGTGCTAAGTTTCAGCAAGCCTATTTCAAGTATTATGAAGAGACGGATAAAGACTTCGATCGACATCGCTTGGAGAACATGGTTATCCTCGATCCTGCGAAGACAACGAAGATTGCAAGCGACGAGACTGCTATTGTGGGCGTAGGAGTAGATGTGCAAGGGCCGAGGGTTTATGTGCGCGACATAGTAAAGGGTCACATCCACCCTGAGCAGCAATACACAGAGTGCTTCGACATGGCTGACCGACTTGGAGCAAGGACGATTGGAATCGAGGTAACAAGCCTAAATGAGTTTATCACGTATCCTCTTAGGACAGAAATGCTCAGGCAGAAGAGGTACTATAATATCGTAGAACTCAAGGCGAGAGCATCGAAAGAGGAGAGGATAGAAGCACTTGTTCCCTTTTACCGCCTAGGTTTCGTATATCATAATAAGAATGTGAGTAGTGCCCTTGAAGGCCAACTCCTCTCGTTTCCTCGATCAAAGAGAGATGACCTCATGGATGCACTTGCATATGTAGTAGAGATGCTTGAAATAGGGGAGAGGTACTTTGTACCGAAGGATACTGATGCAGATGTAGAAGAGGAGTATAAAGCCCTTGAGGATGAAGATTACGGGCCGAGACTTGCTCCTCTTAGGGAATGGAGGGTAGCATAAGTGGGCGATACTTGGAATTTTGAAAATGACCTTCAACCAAGTGGCGGTATTTCACCGATAAGTGCTGCACAGGCTACTACGATTGTTGGTGACTTGGCGACAGAGGTATCAGATGCTGCATATGCAGCCTCTTGGGATGGTGTAACCGGTTTGTCACCAAGCAAGAATGCTGTGTATGATAAGATTCAGACACTTGCTCCTACATATAGAACAATAGTCACTCAGGCAAGTGCCTCTGCTGATATAACAGCAGTACAAATGGTAAACCATGCTCATGTGTGTACTTATGCAGGTGCAACTACTCTGAATCTTCCAACAGCTGCTGCGGGCTATTTCTGTTCTGTATACGCATCTGCTGCTCAAACAATACACGTGGATGTGAAAACAGGTACGGATGTAATTATACTGAATGGGACAGCACTGGCTGCGGGGCATAAGGTTAGTTCAGATGGATCTATAAATGCACTCATAGATATAGCGTGTTTTCAGGTGGGAAAGTACATAGCAAACGCTATTACAGGTACTTGGTCTGATGGTGGATAGGAGGAGATAATGCCTACAGTTCTTGATCCTAATGCAACTGGTCGTGCTTACTTGATGTCTGATGATCTTGGGTACTCTTATCCAAGGGGGATAAGTATGCGCCCAGACAGCCCTGAGCATCAGAAACTTGTGAAAGAGGTATACGTTAGGGCGTTAGAGAGTAGTAATGAGATGTCAAAGAGGTATGATTCATGGAAGAAGGTTGATAAGACTCTAACGGCCTATGTTAAATTAGATGACTCTGAGCAGACAATCAAAGATGCTGACGACAGAAAGCCTGTTTCTATCGTAGTACCTTATAGTTATGCAACACTTGAGACGATTCTCACATACTTTACAACAGCCTTCCTTGAGAGTCCAATCTTTAGGTATGAGGGATCAAGTCCTGAGGATATAGTCGGTGCTATTCTGATGGAGAAGGTAATAGAGCAACACGTTAATAATTTCAAAGTTGCCCTCAACCTCCACACGATGTTTCGCGACTCTCTATCGTATGGAATGGGCATAGTTAGTCCAACATGGGATAGGAAGTGGGGATGGAAGACTGTTGTGCAAGATAGTGGGTTTATGTCCTCTCTATTTGCTCGATTCATCAGTACTGGGCCGAAGAAGGATAGAGAGGAATCCATCTTATATGAGGGTAATCGCCTGAAGAATATTGATCCATACAGGTATTTGCCTGACCCAAACGTCCCGATACATGATGTTCAGCAAGGGGAATTCGTAGGGTGGATCGAGTCCACTAATTATATGAAACTCATAGAATTAGAGAAGAATGATCCTGATGTGTTCAATGTGAAGTACCTCAAAGGTATGACTGGAGATACAGGAAAGTCTCAGTTTAATAAGAGTAAGACAGAAAGCGGTAGGTCTGACAGGTTCAATCTGACTACGCAGATGGCAGCATCTTCTACCTCACCCATAGACGTTATATGGATGTACTGGACTCTCATTCCCAAAGACCAGAAACTCGGAACAGGTGAGTATCCAGAAAAGTGGCTTATTGGTCTGGCTGCTGATAAGGTAGTGATCTGTGCTAAACCCCTTAGTCTGAATCATGATATGTATCCTGTTGCGGTATGTGCTCCTGATTATGACGGCTACTCTGCTACCCCAGTAAGCCGCCTCGAACTGATGTACGGGATGCAGGAAGCACTTGATTGGCTCTTTAATAGCCATATTAGCAACGTGAGGAAGGCAATCAACGATATGCTGATTGTCGATCCGAGTCTGATAAACATGGCCGACCTTGAAGATCCTCGCCCTGGGAAGTTGATTAGAATGAGGCGGGCCGCATGGGGAAGGGGGGTAGAAAATGCTGTTAAGCAATTACAGGTTGCTGATATCACGCGCAACCATATTGGTGATGCTGCTTCTATCATTGACTATATGCAGCGGACTAGCGCTGCTACTGACTCTCTATCTGGCATGGTTAGAAAGTCCGGTGAAAGGGTGACTGCAGAGGAGTCGAAGAGTACTCGTTCATCTGCCCTCTCTCGTCTAACGAAGGCTGCTAAGATAGCCAGTCTACAGGCAATGAGGGACATTGGGTATATGTTCGCTGTGCATACACAGCAGTTGATGAAGCAGGACACGTATGTGAAAGCCGTAGGGCAGTGGCCAGATGTCTTGATGCAAGAATACGTAGCAGCCAATGCAAGAGCAGGGAGGATTAAGGTAACACCCTTCGACCTAATCGTCGAGTATGATGTAATGATAAAAGACGGCTCTGTGCAGGGGAGTGAATATGCAGACAGTTGGATTGAGGTATTCCGTGTTCTTACACAGCAACCTGTTCTCTTCCAATCCTTTGACATGGTAAGGATCTTTAAGCACATAGCGAGGATCATGGGAGCGAAGGATATCAATGAATTCGTAATGCAGACAGGGATGCCTCCTGCTGTTAATGCACAGTTGATGGGGCAAGACCAGATTGACCAAGGCGTCCAGCAGGGGAATGTAGTACCTATTGAACAAATGCAAGCAGGCATGATGAGACGATAAGGAGGGAGTATGTATCATTCAGACTACGAGAACTTCATAAGTAATCCCATGTGGAAGGAGATTGTTATAACAATCAAGGAGACACTTCGTGGTCTGCATGATGATATTGCTGAGATGGTACCATATGGGGAAGATGCAATAAAGCTGGCGAGACAGCAGGGTAGGATTAAGATGGCTGAGTTTATCCTTATGCTGCCAGAGGATATGCTCAGGGAGATAGAGGAAGATAAACAAAGAGAGGAGAGGAAAAATGGCTAACGAGGATGTGATCAGTAAGCAGGTCGATGATATGTTGGAGGGTCTTGTGCCTGATGCGCCACCCGCACCTGAGGTTCCGGAAGAGCAGGCACAGGCGGAAGAGACTAAGACTGAGGAGGTTAAGGCTGATGAGTCGAAAGGGGAAGAACGGACGGAGGAAGCGCCAAGTGGACAAGAGCAGGATGCCAAACCAGCCGAAGAAAAGCCCAAAGAAGAAGTAAAAGAACCGCCTGTTGTGGAGGAGAAGAAGGCGGAAGAGAACGAATTGGAGAGGGCAAAGAGGGAACTTGCAGAGACCCGTCTTCGTCTTGAGGAGTTAGCAGGAAAAGTAATGAGTCCTCCACAAAGGCCTCAATTGACGCCCGAACAGCAGAAGGCTGCACAAGAGGAGATGCAGAAGAGGGCTAGACAGGCAATCAAATTCCTGCAGGACGACGGAGCCTTCGATGAAGTAATGAAGAGTTCTGATAACTTCAATGCCCTTCTGACGAAGGTAGCAAACTTTGCGGCTGAACGTGTACTTCGGATGGTTCCACAAGTTGCTACGACCTACGTAGACCAACAGCTTATGTATAAGACTGCTGCACAAGAATTCTATCGAGAGAATGAAGATCTTATTCCCCATATGAAGTATGTTGGATATGTAAGCAATGAATTGCAGTCTAAGAATGCGAATTGGGATCTTCCTACTCTCCTGAGTGAGACTGAGAAGGAAGTAAGGGCAAGGTTGAAATTGCCCCGTTCTACTACTAAAACAGCACAACCTGGTCGACGGATTGAGACAGGGACTACTCGTACCGTCGAGGGTAATCCAGGCTTCGTTCCCGGCGGAGGCGGAGGTAGACGAGGGACTGTACAAGGTAACTTGTCTGGGGTAGAAAAGGAAATTGCAGACTTACTCTCGTGATCTACCCACCTGGGTAGAGGAGCATAGGAGGAAGGACGATGAGTTTAGATAAAGTGTTGTATAACTTCGCACGAAAAGGGCAGATCCCTACTATGAAAGGCTATGTTGGTAGTGGCCCTATTAGTATGGATTCTGAGGGGAGGATGGTAAAGACTGGTGTTGGTAGAGAGTTCTTTGTTGCAGGTAACTGGGGCGCCGATACCAACGATGGTTCCTCTTGGGATAAGGCTTTCCTGACTTTCGCAGCTGCTGTGACAGCGAACAATGCTGATGTTGCAGCAGATAAGTACGGGTGGGCAACCAGGAACCGAATCTATATCAGTGCTGATACCACGACTGAAACCCTTGTGGCACTGCCGAATAAGTGCGATGTGATCGGGGTAGGTTCTTATGACGCCAACCTGATGCCCGGTATTACAGGGGATCATGTTCCTGTTAATGCTGGGAATCATGGTACAAGGTTTTATAATATCCACTTCAAGGGTGCTGCAGCAGCTGGGCCGATCTTCACGCTTGCGAGTACGTCGAGCGGTACTTGCTTCGAAGAGTGTATGTTTGATGCCCCTGTTACAGGCACTACAAACACTATGGCGATTCAGACAACTGCTGTTCCATTCGTACAGATTCTTAATTGCAAATTCCGTGGGCCGTTTTCCTCTAAGGTGATTTATGTAGCAGCCGGTGAGGCAGGTGGTCTGAGGATCATTGGCAATGAGATTACTGATGGTGCTGACGATGGGATCGTTATTAAGTCTGACGCTACCTTCTCTTGGGGTGGGATCATTGATAGAAATCTTGTGCAGGTGGCGGATCTTACTATTGATGAAAACTCAGATCTGGTAATCGTGACGAGGAACATCTGCATTA